CACGTCACCGTCCGCCGTCGCCCCCGTCCCACTGGCCAGGGTCACGTCGCCGCCGGTATTCGCAGTGCCACCCGAAGCGTTGCCCGCACGGTACGTGGCAGCCCCGCCGGTGTTGGCCGTCCCCGCGTTCGTCGCGTCGCCGCCGTGCCAGAGCAGCGCGCCGCCTACTTTCGTGCCGGTTGTGCCGTCGACCGACTGAGCGTGGCCGGTAAAAAGGGCACCGGTCGCGCCGGCCCCGGAGTCGGTCTCGTGCGAGATGATCGGCGAGGTCTCACCGACATCGAACCGCAAGTCAGCGGTCGTCAGTCGCACCAACGCAGCGTCGATCACTGCCTCGGTCAGTGGGGCGATGATCGAGACCGTGCCGGAAGCGTCGGAGGTCAGGATGACGTTCTTGTCGATCTTGCTCAGGAACGTTGTCGAGCCCGTACGCAGAAAGAAGTCCCCGTCGTCACTGACACCCTCGCCGATGGACGTCGTCCCGGTGCCCGACCGGATGTCCATCGTGCCGCCGGTCGTCGTCGTGCCCGTGGCGTTTTGGCTTTGAAGTAGGAGTGTCTGACCGGTGATGCTGTTGGTGGTATCGGTCTCTTGGAGGATGACAGGGGAGGCCACGCCCAAGGCGAACTGGAAGCTCGACGTGTTGATCGTCGCCTGGGTCGTGTCTCCGACTTGGAAGACGATTGAGTTGTCACCATCGAGGATGACGTCGCCGCCGCCGAGAGTCTTGACCTCGATGTCCTCGCCAGTCTTGCCGATCGCGATGATGGCTCCAGCGCCGGAGACCGACACGCCTGCCGTTTGGTCGGGCGTGACGAGCGAGACCGCGCCGTCGGTGGTCGTGCCGGTGCCGCCAGTGATGACCGTGGCACCGCCGACGGTCGTCGCGCCGGTGCTGTTCTGAGCATGAACGAGCAGCGGCTGCCCGGTGACCGACCCACCCGTCTCGTCCTCTTGCGTGATGATCGGCGCCACAACCCCGGCTTCGAAGTGAAGCAGCGCCGCATCCAGTCGCGTGGTGTTGCTGTGGATGATGATCGCCCCACTGATCACGGTGTTGGCGGTCGCGGTGAGGGTCAGTTGGTCCGCCGCATCGACCAGGATGGCGGTCGTGCCTGTGCCAACGATCGTGATGTCCGAGTTGGCAACTTCCAGGTCGTACGCGCTGCCGCTGGTTGGTCTGAGCGTGACCGCGCCGCTGCCGTCGATGAGGAATATGTCCGAGCTGCCGTCCTGGAACTGGACGACGTTGCCACTGCCGAGTTGGTTGACGAACAGCATCGCGCCGGTAGCAGCGGTCCCGCTCGTGATCTCGACGCCGCGGCCAGTGACCGCTTCATTACCGAGACCCATGCCGACAGCAATACCGTCGCCAGCACCGACGAAGGTGCGAGTCACGCTTAGGAGGTCGGTCGCATCGACGGCGTTGCTCATGTTGACCGACCGAGCCGCCGTCGCCACGATGCTGTTGCCAGCGTTGTACGAACTCTGCAGCGTCGAACCGCCGGGGTTCAGCGAGTTGCCGTTCGCCTTCTGGTAGTCGGTAACCCTCCAGTTTCCGGAACCCTCAGAGACCGCCGTCAACGTATCGTCGGCAGCCGTCGTGATGTTGGAGCCCGTCGGCAGAATGAGACTGGTCGCGTTGTGCGTCAGTATGAGGACGTTAGAGAAACGCAGCGTGCGCTGGACGCCTGCAGCCGCGGTGCCAAATGCTGTGATCGTCGTCACGCCGGTGATGTGGACGAACATCCCGGTGGCGGCTGCGATGTTCGTCGTCGCCGCCGAAGCGATGTTGCCGCCCTTCGTGTGGATGTTGTCGGTGTGTGCCACCGCCGTTGTCAGCGCGATCTGCGAGAGACTGAAGTCACTCGACGCTTTGCCCGCCGTCGGACCGGTCGACGCCCTCGCAAGGATCTGGTTCGCAGCCAACAGCGTAGGCTCGCCCAGACGGTTGAACAGATACCGCGTCCGGTTCGCGAGCAGTTGGTTGCTCGCGGCCAGAAACAGCGCCTGGTCCGCTGGATCGGCGGTTGCCGGCGACAGTATCGGGTCGCTGAAAACGTCGACGTCTGTAACGGTGATAGACATGGTTTATACGTAATCGATCAGAGTCACGAGCCACTGCTGAGCAGGACACAGTTGCAGGATCAAACGCTCAAACTCTCCGCGCCGCGTCGCAGGCACCGACGCTCGAGCCGGGAAAGTCTCGCCGCCCCAGTAGAGAAAGAAGGGCCAGGTCGTGGGGTCCGACGGAACGACCGGCGGCGCACTCAGCGTCAGATTGAGGTTGACGATGTAGTCTGGTTCGTTGGCCAGGAAGTCGTTGCACTGGGCAGTCGGTTCCCCACACTGCGCTAGCGGTTCGCCACACTGGACCGTCCCAACGATGGGCACGTTCGTATGCGTGCGCGGATCCTTCGCAACGAAGGGACCCGTCGAGGACCACCACGGATGGATAAAGACGTTGAAGCCTGCAGCCTGAACGATGTCCTGCAGGTACCGAGGCGACTGTCCGCCGGTCGCTTCCCAAGCAGCCTCCAGATTCGCGATTCGATCCGCGCCAGCTGCCGCCGAGATGAGCCCGAACTGTTTCTCCCACTCATCGAGCTCCCGAGTGGTCGGCGGAAAGATGTCCAGATAGACGAGGTCAACGAACTCCCGTGAGTCCGCGAAGGACGTCGACAGGCCGTCAAAGAATCGGTCGATGTCGCGGCCACCCGCGGTGCCACCGATGAGCAAGCCGGGGTCGCCGATCTTGCTGCCGTCCCCGATCTCCCATGCACTGGAGCCCAAACGGATACGCCACGCGATGGCGTCCGGCAGCAGATGCTGAAAGGCTCGGAAGAACAGGTTCGACATGCCGCTCCCTTAACCGGGCAAGCGACCGGTGACCAATACTTTCAACGGAACGTCGGCAGCCAACACGAAGCCACCGGGCACGACGGCAACGTCGAGGATCGTGTCGTCCGTGATGTCGATCCGCGCCCCCCAACTGAGACCGCCGTCGATCGACGTACGCACGAACGAACGGCTCGTGTTCGTGTCGCGTCCCACCAGCATCAGACGCCCGCCCGAATGGTGCTTCACGAACTTGTAATCGACGGCGGTGGTACCCGCGACCTCGCCCACAACCCAGGTCCAGGTCGCCCCGTTGTCCACCGACCGAGCGATGCCCTCGTCGTCGCTGACAGCGACCCAAACGTCCTGAGCGTTGTAGCGCAGGTAGGCGATCCCGTTGAACTGGCGCGCGGGTACTAAGGAAATCGCCTGGGTCGACCACGTAGCACCGTCGTCATCGGACAGCGCCAGTTGATCGACCTGAGCGATGAGAATGCGACCCCCGGCGTTGGAGTTGTGATCGCCCTCCTCAGAGTCAGTGAAGCGACCAGCATCTGTTACCAGGGAGTAGGTGATGCCGTCTGCCGAGTGCTGGGCGTTGTTGGCATTCCCGATGCCCCATCCCACAAAGTTGGTGCCGTTGAAAAGGACTCGGTCACAGTCGGCAAACACTCCAGTGCGGTCCGACCACGTGTCACCCTTGTCCGCGCTGGACGCCATGTCGGAGGCCGCCCCGCCGCAACTAACAACGACGTCGCCACTCACGTCGTATGTCATTCGGACGGGCCCGTTTTGTGTGTCGTCCGTTGTCGAACCGATCCAAACGTTTCCGGCAATGGAACGCTGACACTTTCGAGGCGTCCCCGCCGTGTCGCTAATCAATATGAAACCGTTCGACGCCGACCCGGCAAAGACGACTGTGCGTTCGACGGTGCCACCGCCCGTGCCGCCGATCGTGACTTCCCGCAGCGTTGAGAACGCGACTTCGGCAGCTCGACCGCTGGCAAGAGAATCGATCGCGTCGAAATACTGGGAGACGAGACCGGTGTCCGCCACCGCGCTCGGCGTGATGCCGAAGCGGGCGAGCAATCGCTGCAACAGCCCCCAGTAGTCGTTGACGATGCTGGCTATCCAAGGCGTGCCGGTGCCATCCCCGGGCACGCCGACGTTCTTCGCCTTCCCCTGCGGATAGGCGGCGTCGACAAGCGTCTGAGCCGGGAAGTCGTCGTTGTAGTTGAGCGCCATTTCAGCCTCAGAACGTTGCGGTACCGTTCAGCAGTTTCGCCTTCTCGCCGTTGCCGAGCGTGTCAGCGGTGATCGTGACGGTGTCCAGTTTCAGGGCCACGGCAGCCACGGTCGCACCCTCGGCGTTCGCGATCTCGTTGACGACCCCAGCCACCGCCCCCTGCGTCACCCGGTCGAGCCTCGGAAGGATGGACAGTCCGACGATGAAGGGCTCGCGCCCGCGCAGGAACTCGTCGAGGGCGTCGGAGATGGCCGTCTGCGTCGCCGCCAGCGTCGTCGGGTCCGACGGGACCAGCCCCGACACCACCACCTCGTAGGCGGTCCGGGTGATCGAGATCGTGTTGACGCCGGCGTTGGCGGGACGCCGACTGGCGAGCCCGTCGACGTCGAGCTCAATGGCATTGAAGACGGCAAGCAGCAACGCAGCGCCCGCGATACCGTCGGGGTCCAGCGCCACCGTCGATTCGACGAAGACGTCGACCTCGCCCGGAGATCCAGTATAGGGGTAAATATTGGCGACCCCAGCCACCTCGGACCCCCAGACCCGGTAGTCGGCCAACGCCCCGCCCTGGGGGCGCGCTGTCGTCCGGTCCAGGATCCGCCCCCGATACGCTTCTTCGGTCTCTCCATCGACCCCTGACACCGCCGTAGACGCCACAACCGCGTCTGTGGCGACATTTGGCAGCGGGTTGGCGAATGAGACGATGTCGGCGACGTTCAGATTCCCGATCACCCCGGCGCCGCCGCCCGTCGGATCGCTGGTCGCCTTGATCGTCACCGACACTGTGGGTGCGTCGAGCAGGACCGCCGCCACTGTCTGATAGATGACCCCGGTGTCGGCGCGCAGAAGCTGGGAGCCGCCGGGCAGGTCTCCGACCTGGTTCTGGACGGTGACGGTGACAACGAGTTCGGCCTGCACCGCCGGGATCGGATCCCCGACCCCGAACAGCCGCCCCCACTCGACCAGCGGCTTCAGCTTGGTCCCGTTGACCTCGGTCTCTTCGATGGTGGCAAAAGCAACGAACGCCTGAAGGAACGAGAAACCGGCGTACCGGTAGACCAGGATCAGGACGGCTGCCAGCGCCGCCGCGAGCACCCGAGTAAACGCCTTCGGAAGCAACGGCACCGTCTGGGACAGCGCCGCCTCCAGGTTCGCGACGATGTTGTCGCGTAGCTCCTCAGTTGTCGGTGTCACCAAGCTCATGCCGCGGCCCTTGCCTGTTCAGTGAACACAAACTTGAAGTCTTCGTTGTTGACTACGATCTCGACCACGATGCGCACAGTGTTCACCGCCGGGATCGACGCAGTCACGCTGACAAACGAAGCGAGGCCAGAAGTGAAAAACCATTCGAGGTCCGCCGCCGCCGCCTCTTCGATGCGTAACAGGTTCGCTGGCACCAACGGCAGCGAGCGAAGCAGGTTCTGAGTCCGACTCCGATACTTGCGGTCCTCGTCCGGTTCGATCAGGTTGCCCCACCACTGGAGCGCGTCGTCGGCTTCGAGACCGGAGTCCCTTTCGTTACCCCCGAATAGACTGGTGTATGCCGCAGTCTCGAGGCCGTCCGACGTTACGGCTCTGCCGTTCGCGTAGGTTATGCCCCCGCCGTCCTCCGTAAGTTGGCTGAGAAGGACGTCGGTCATTGGGTCACTCAGCCTTTACCTTTGACGCTGCAACTGACGCCGGCTTGGATCCGGGAGCCGTTCCGGCGAAGTCGATCAACTTGTACGCCACCTGCAAAGCGAGACCACCATCCGTCGGAACAGGCGTCCAACCCGTGCCCGGCGGCGTGTCTCTAAAGAGGGTGTCCAGTTTTGCAATGATACCGTCGACCTTCGCCGCCAGAGCAACGAAGTCAGTAGCATTCGCAAGCAGCACTTCAGCGCCGCCCGGAAGCAGGCTCTTGATGACGATGCTGCCGTCGCCCTTCAGGTAGACCTCGGCGACAGCCACACCGTCACTGTCGCGCGAATAGATGCGCTTCTCGCCCGGCGATGCGACACCGTCGAGGGCGTCGTCATACCCAGTGATCTGCTGGGTCCCCGTTTCCGGCCCATCGTTCAACGCAGCAACATCGCCCGCGAGCGGCGGACTGTCGTCGCCACCGTCAGCGAACGAGTCGGCAATCAGGGAGTCGTCCCCGCCAGTGTCGACCTTGACGTTGCCGTCGTCCTCCACTGATAGAACGACCGCTACTCTTCCCATGGCAGCAATCCTTCGGGCAGTTCTCCTGAAAAAGCTCCGGGAAGAACTAACCCAAGCTTCGCCGAACTATTCTCCGAATCCTGATGGAGAGTGACGGTCCGTATTAGGAATTCGCTTTCGGTATAAACCATTGCATCTGGCGCCAACAACGTGACCGTCGTGTTGGGTTCCCAGAGATTGCCGTCTGGATCGCGCCACGTTCCGACGTCCACTTCGTAGGACGAACTGTTTGCGAACATGCGGCCCAATTTTGCGCGGGTCGCCTCGGGCACTCCGGCATCGTCAGCATCATTCACGTTGAAAGACATCGGGCGTAGAACGTTGGACAACTTCGTGTTCTGCTCCGTGAACTTGGAACCCTTGCGAGCTGGCCTGCCCTTGCGCTTCTTTCGCGCGGTCGCAAACCCAGTCACCTCGCTGAAGTAGTTCTGAGGGTCGAAGGTCGCGCGGACCGCTGTGACAGGCTGCTCGCCTTCCTTCAACTGCGCGACCGGGTTGCCCGCCGCCACCGACTGCCAGAACAGAAGCTCACCGTCCGGCGTATCCGTGATGACCAGGTTCCGCTGCCCCGCGAGCTCGGTGAGGAAGTCGAAGAGTCCGCGGTCAACATCGAGTTTCGCCTTGTCGAAGATCGGACCGTCGTTGTCCCGAAAGACGACTTCCAGGTCGAACGGTCCAGCCGTCGCCCGCGCTATCTCGGTGAGGCTCAGGCCAGCGAACTCGATGGGTACCGCCGACGCCGGAGCGTTCACGTCGTTGAGGACGCCTGGCAGGGCGTAGGCGGTCACCGAGACCACGCTCTTGCTGGGGTCCGCCGACGGGTTGATGCCGATCAGGGTGCCCTTGAAGATCGTCTCCGGCGCCGCACCGAGTATCTTGGCGACCCGCACCTCGACGCTCTTGAACGTAAAGGGTCGGAACGTGTCTCGAAACTCTTTCCGGTCGCTCTCGAACGGCGCTGTAAACTCGATCGACGAGAACGAATCGAGCTGGCGATGGATGTCCACAGACGGCCACGCACCGAAGACCCGGTTGTTGATGAGGATGACGACGCTGTCTTGGTCGGGAACTGTCATGTTGGGTAGAAGCGGACAACGGTCCCAGCTTCCACCTCAAGGATCTGACTGCCAGTGAACCGGTTGCTATTGATGAGCAGGTCCAGTTGGTCGTCCACGGA